AATAAAATCATTTTAGAGTGGACAGATGCTGCAACAGTTGCAGGAGCAACGAGCAGAATTACACTATCCCAGCCAGTAGCAAAAATGCAGGAAATTAAGCGAAATATATCATCAAAAAAATATCAAGGCTGCGCTGAGTCAACACGCCTTTTATACGTGGATGCTATGACCACCAATATTGATGCATACCTAACCTTTATGCGTGGGAGTGAGCATGAGTTGGAGGCAGCCACAAAAATGATTGATTATAGAAAGCAACTTGAATTGGCTGAATCGGAAAAAAAGAGTTGCGCTGTATTGAGTTGATTCAATCAAAACATAACCCACTTCGGTGGGTTTTTTAATGCCCAAAATTTGAGGTTGGTATGGCAAAAAATTTAACTTTCAAGTTGGTAATGGAAGCCGATACCAAAGGCTTTGTTAGCAATATGCACCAATCCGAAAAAGCTGCAAAGGAAGCGTTTGCGGTATTAAGGGATGGTGCAGCATCGGTTACAGGCAGCACAGAAGGCGCTACAAAAGAGATTGATAAACTTGGTACACAGTCACAAGAAACAGCGCAACAAGTAAAACAGCTTGATAAAGAGCTTGAAACAACCAGTCAGGAATTAAGCCAAACAGAACAGGCAGCTAAAGGCGTATCTGGTGAGTTACAGGGATTAAGAACAGGTTTTAATGCGCTTACTGGCGCTTTGGCTGCGCTCGGCATTGGTGTAACGGCAAGTGAAATTGCACAGACCGCAGATGCTTATAAAAACCTATCTGGTCGCCTTAGTATTGCGATTGGCGAACATGGCAACCTAGAAAAAGCCATGGACGATGTTAAAAACGTCGCAATCGCAACCAACTCAAACCTTGAGGCGACAGGCGAGCTATATGCACGATTAACCAAAATCGGGCAGGAAATGAAATGGCCACAAGAGCAAGCTTTAGCACTAACTGAAACTATTAACAAAGCAATTCAGGTTGGTGGCGGATCAGCAGCATCAAACGAAGCAGCAATCACACAGCTTAACCAAGCTTTAGGTTCAGGTGTTTTGCGTGGTGATGAATTTAACTCAATGATGGAGCAGTCACCACGTTTGGCTCAGGCATTAGCTGATGGGCTGGATGTAACCACTGGCAAACTGCGAGAAATGGCAGGTGAAGGCAAACTTACAACCGAGGTTGTTACACAGGCGCTTTTAAGTCAGAGTGAGCGAATCAGTTCCGAGTTTGATAAGTTCCCAGCAACGATTGGCGCATCTATTGAGAACTTGAAAACCGCATGGACCATGTACATTGGTGAGGCGGATGCTGCAACTGGAGCAAGTTCAAAAGTTGCTTCTGCAATCAAGTTTGTGGCCGAAAACCTCGATTCGATTGTTTCAACTCTGATGCTGGCTGGCCAAGCTTTTGTTGCCTATAAGGCACTGAATATTGGCTTAATGTTTTTGGACAAAGCACGAAACATTCAGGCGGCTTCTACCGCAATCACTCAGGAAACATCAGCAGTTGTTGCTAATACGCAGGCGCAGATTGCCAATGCAAATGCCACACGCACAGCGGCCGCAGCTAAAGGGCAATTGGCAACGAGCTCCAATGCCGTAACAGCATCAACCAAAGCGGCGGATGGCGGCATTATGACGCTGGTTGGTCGATTGGGCACTCTGGGCATTGCAATCACTTCATTGGGTGTTGTGGGGGCGGCTGCGTATGGCATGCTTGAGCCACTTGGCACCTGGATGGGTGAAGCTGCTGCCAAAGCCATGGGTTATGGTGAAGCGCTTGAAAAACTTGAGCGTCAGGAGCAGTTAGATATTGCTCGGGCAAAAGTGGTAGCTGAATCCAAAGCTGAGATTGCGGCTGCAGCAGAAAAGAGCCGTGACAAAACTTATCAGCTGACAGAAGAAGCTAAAAATCTTGTCGAGCAGTTTGATGAGCTTATTGAAAAAGGTGAGCCAACCAAAGAGGCATTGGATAAAATCACCAAGGCCATGCAGTTTGACTCTACGAAAGGCATCAATGATGCAGTAACCTCTTTAATTCTGCTTAAAGAACAAGGCGAGATAACTGCTGAAGAGTTGCAACTCAGTCTGGGGCAGGCGCTTGATGGTAAGGATCTGGTCGTCTTCGAAACCAATGCCCGGGCAGCTTTTGCTGGCACTGCAAAGGAGGCTGAAAAATCGGCCGCCGTGACAGAGGCTGTAATGCGTGCCGCACTGGAACGCACCGGACTAAGCACAGAACATCTTCAGGGTAAGTTTTCGAGTTCATTTCAATCCGCTGCAAACAATGTCCAAGTTGTTATAGACAAATTGGATGAGTACAAGGCACAAGGAATTGATACAGGGCTTGCGCTATCAAGCAATCTAAACAAAGCCATTGATACTGCGCAAACCAGAGCAGAGCTTGATTATGCAAAAAGCAAGTTAATCGAGCTTGAGAGACAAGGGTTAATTACTGGTGAGCAAGTAGCGCTCGGCCTAAGCCTGATTGAGAAAAAGGGAGCTGATCTACCAGCTGCATTAAACCCGGCTATTGCGGCTTTTAATGCTCTAGGAATCAAGACCAAAGACCAATTAGCAGAGGCGGCTGTTGTAGCTCAAAGAAACTTTGAAGTGGTATCTCAAAGTGGCCAGGCGACAGCAGAGGGTATTCAAAAAGCCTACACAACCATGCTGAATGCAGCCATTGCATCTGGTGACAAGGCTCAAATTGCATTAGTCCAGTCCAAGGCGGCAGCACATGGGCTTCGTGTTGAAATCGACGACACCGGTAAAGCCTCAGTCAAAGCCATGGATGACTTGACCGAAGCAAACCACCGTGTCCGAGATTCTGCCCGCCGTATTGGTGATGGTTATCGTGAAGCTGGCAAAATTGCACGTGATGAAGCCAACGCTGCTCAACAAACGTGGAATAAGGCCGTTGAAGAGTCAGCCAGAAAATGGGATGCTGAAATGAAACGCCAAGGCGAAGGCCTAAGCGCTGCTATTTCAGGCTATGAGTCATATTCTAAAAATGATGTCATTGCCCAGATCAAGAGCATGGGGTATAGCGATTCCGAGGCCAAAAAACTGGCCGGGTCTATTTGGTCCCAAGGCTTGAGTGCGGACCGTGATGCTAAATTTGCCGCATACGGTAAAGGCGGCAACCTGGCAATGAATAAGCTCATTGAGCAGGAGTTTAATAACGCCGCAGCAAAAGGTCTGACCACGCAACACGGTACCAACAAGATTAATGAATTACTTCGTAATCTTGATGTTAGAAGCACTGGCAGCGTACCAAAGGTGAATGACTATGCACCAAGTATCCCTCAACCAAACTTCCGTGATGTTGAAACCACACCAACCAAAAACGTGCGCTTTGAGTTTGTATCAGGCGGCAAACGCTTTGAAATGCAAGGCTCACAGGAAGATGGAGACATGATGGAAAGCATCTTGCGTGAATTTGAAATGCTGAAAAAGGCAATGTGATGAAATTAATACGCTTAGCAACATCCGAAACCGTCTCATTAGAAGACGGTTTTTTATGGTCTGACGAATTTGAATGGAAGCCTAAAGAGCAAACCGTGGAACGTGCCATTAGTGGCGCGGCTATTATTCAAGAAGGCATCAAAGTCGGTGCCCGACCTATCACTTTAACACCTGATAGCAACCGTGGTTGGGCGAAGTTAAGTGATGTGCGCAAGCTGCAGGAATGGTCAGCTTTAAGCGAGAAATTTCGCTTGCAGTTTGAATGGCCACATGACAATCGGCAATTTGATGTGATTTTCAATCACCAAGATACGGCACTGGAAGCGGTCAGCGTGTGGGGTTCACCAGCGACCAGTTCAGATGAAATGATGCGTTTAACGCTAAGATTTTGGAGCGAATAATGGCAATTGAAACAAAAGATTTGGTGCTCTATAAATCGGAGCGATTGACTGACACAGACGATGGTGGTGGTAAGTATTCAGGTCAGGTCATCGTTGATGGTCAAAGTAATAACTTGTTCAATGACGTGTCAGAAATGGATCGAACCATGGGTGACGTATCCATGCGTAAAATCTTTCCTGCTGTGATTACTGAAGATACAGATTCATTGATGGGCGCAACGGTATTCATTTCGGAAAACCCACAAGACCCAAACGTGTCGGCTTTACTATTCAGTACAAAAAACTGGACTGATGAACGCCGTAGCGCCCAAAACCGAGTAGAGAATTACTTGGCTAAAGGTGGGCAGATTGCAGGCACACCACTGGATACACACTGGCAAGGCATGAAGCAGTTGCAAGTGGCTATGTTTCCACAAGAAGCGGAATCAAGCGTTGGCGATACCATTGTTCTAGTCAGTGACGAAGGCAAGGCGCTTGAATTTGAGCAATATGTGCGTATCACTAAAGTGGAAACTCGTATTGCGATTATGGTGGTTGATGGTAAAAACGTGGAATACAAGATTGCCACTTACACCATTAACGACCCGCTTGAGCGTGATTTTGTTGGGTTGACTGCTCCCCAGTGGTACGGTGGTAACACACAGTCTAAAACCATCATTCGTGAATCTTTGGTGGCTGACACAGGTGAGTATTGTGCATCGGTAAAATTGGCATCAAATGCGCAAGTCGGTGAGTTCACTGTGAATGCATCTAGCATGTTCACACAGTTGATTCCATCAGCACAGACTGAAACTCCGATTATTGATGTGAATGCTGCAGGTGAGAGCATTATTTTGGTGCCTGGTAATGATGGCAGCATTACTGCAAACTTCCCAACCACTGTGGGCGTGAGTCAAAACTTGTATTTAGGCTCAAGCGTGATGCCCTCAAGCATTGCGTTTACATTGTTTGGTCAGCCTGTTAGCGACCAAGGTGGATTGCTTAAAAACAGTCAAGGCACACAAGTCGGTACGATTGATTATCAGCGTGGCTTGATTCAGTGGACTTCTGCTGCAGGCACTGGCTCGACCATCTTGGTAATTACATTTAAGCCTGCTGCTGCACCAAGACAGTATTTCCAAAGCTATGCCATTCCTGTGACGCAAAATAGCCAAAGCACCAACTGGACGGGCGTATTAATTCCGATTCCTGCGCCTGGCAGTTTATCGCTGTCGTATATGTCACAAGGCAAGTTTTATGAGCTAAAAGACGATGGATCAGGTCAATTAAAAGGTGTTCACAGCTCCTTTGGCTCTGGCATGATTAACTATGAAACGGGTTCATTTTTGCTAACTACAGGTGCATTGCCAGATGTTGATACGCCAATTTTGGCGCATTGGGGCACACCGATTGCAACTTTCGTGCGTTCAGGTTTGCGTGTAAGGGAAGCTGGCTTTGATTTTAATCTTGGACACACAGGTGTTGCGACAGGCATTACTGTGACCTGGTTATTAGAAGGTGCAACTAAAACCGCATCTAGCAATTCAAAAGGTTTGTTTACAGGTGATGCAGCGGGATATATCAACTATGCCACAGGTACAGGGCGGATTATTCCGAACAAACTGCCGCAGAAAAATACGCAATTCAACATCACGTATAACTATGGTCCACAGCTTAGCCAATCCAAGTCAGCGATACCTGAGGGCGATCAACAACTGACTTTTACTATTGGCACAGGTTCAAGCATTCAGCCGAGCAGTGTGGCTTTAGAGATTCCTGTGACAGATCAATCAGGTCTAAATACGCTTATGGTGCATCTTAAAGACGACCCAACAGGCGGCAATATGGGTAATTTAATCAATGATGCAGGCGATATTCAAGGCACGATTGATTACAGCACAGGTCAATGCATTGTGACGCCAACAGCTTCTTATAAAACATTTAGATATGTTTACGAAGCGCGATATACAGCAACTTATGCCTCTGCATAAAGGTGGTCTAAATGTCTTTTTATTCTCCAGTTACATCCCAAATTAGTGGCACCACACAAGCATTTCGGGCCTATAACGAAACTACAATTTCTGTGAAATACCGTGACAGTTCAGGTGTAAACCAAAGCAGTACAATTGCTGTGGCTGATAAGTTACGGCTTGATCTGTCATCTGGTTATGACGAGCAGATTTTGACAGGATCGGCACGCTTTAGAGTTGGTGCAGATACTTTCTTAGATCGTGATGGGGTTCTATATCGCAATGTAGACCCATCAAACAATAGTGGCATTGCATCGGGTTCGATTCAATACGGCACAGGTCAGGTAGAAATCGAGTCATGGACACCAAACAGTGACAACACAGTTAGTTTGGACTCACTGACGACCACAACCGACTTGCCACCGATGAACCAAATCAGCTTTAGAACGCCCGTAATTCCAATTCGCCCGCAGTCTTTAACTGTGGTTGTAGCATCGTTAGAGCATGGGCAATTAACACTGACCACCGATGAAAATGGCGTGATTGAAACAAGCCTTGCACACGGCAAGATTAATCATATCACAGGTTTTGTTGATATTTACTTCTACGATAAAACCGAAATTACCGAAGCCAATCGTGCAGAAATTACCGCTAAAGATTGGTATGACGTGCGTATGGAGTACGAGGAAGCGGGCAAAACCTACATCAATGTACCAGTTTGGATTGATGGTTCATCGGTGCGTTATAACGCAATTGCCTATACTTATATTCCGCTTGATTCTGAAATTTTAGGATTGTCTGCAACACGTCTGCCCCTCGATGGACGTGTACCTATTTTCCGAGTTGGTGACATTGGTATTGTCAGCTCTAGCAAAACACAGGAATTGCCAAGCCATATTGCAGGGCAAACCTATGATTTAAACGATCAGCGTATTTCATGGTGTGAGCTTGAAGATAGCGAAGGTGCCAAAGTACCATTTGATATGTATGTAGTCGATTATGACTACGGCAAAGTGACGCTAAACGGTGATTTTTCGCTAAATACTCTGGTTGCGCCAATTGTGGCCAAGTATCGCTATCAGGACATGGGCTTAATTCGTGATGTGCAGATCAGCGGGCAGCT